TATAACTGTAACAGGTATACCATCATCAGGTAAATCAGATTTTGTAGACCAAATGTGTATAGGTTATAATAGAAACTACGGTTGGAAGACAGCTTACGCATCTCCTGAAAACAAACCTAATTTTCTACATGCTCACAAGTTAATACGTAAAACATGGGAAGGTTTACCTACTAAAGATGATATCGGTAGTAATAAGTGGAAACAAGTTACTAATCATATTAATGATAATTATTTCTTTATTGATATGGATAGATATACTCTTGAAGATGTATTACGTAAAGGCGCTGAGCTTGTAAAACGTAAAGGTATTAAATGTTTAGTCATCGATCCTTTTAATAAGATTAGAGATGTTGATTGTAAGTCTGAAGATGTCAATCGTTATACTATGGAATATCTTACTAAGATCGAAACGTTTGCAAAGAAGTATGATGTGCTTGTTATTATTGTAGCGCATCCTACTAAAATGTATCGTGATAAAGAAGGTAAGATTGAAGAGCCAACGATGTACAGTATTAAAGGCGGTGGCGAATGGTATGATGCTAGTTATCACGGCTTGTTAGTACACAGAGACTATGATGCACAAACAGTTAAAGCTAAAGTACTAAAAGTTAAGTTTCAAAACTTAGGCGAAAACCAAGCTGAAGCCCATTTTAAATGGGAGCCAAAGTCTGGTAGTTACATACCGTTAGTAACTGATACAGCTGAAGTTGGACCACTACCATGGGAAAGTTAACAAGCGAACACGGTAGATATCCTTATCATACTAGACACGATGATGAATTAAAATCATATGAGTGGTGTCTTGGTAACGGTATAAGGATAGGACCAATACCTCTTTGGAACGAGGATTACGGAAAGTGGACAGTAGAAATAACAATGAACGGTAAAACATCCACTGATCCTAATAAGTACATTAAAGATATAATTATGCAGAAAGTTTACGAGTACTGCGATTACTATTATAATAAATATGGAAAATAAATATATAATATACCACATACCTGGTAAAAAAATTGGTGTTACAAAAGACTTATATAATAGAGTTACTGTACAACAAGGTTATGAACCAGGTGAGTACGAAGTACTAGATAGCTCTGATGATATACTTTATATATCAGAAAGAGAACTAGAGCTTCAAGATAGGTACGGTTACAAAATTGATATCGTACCATATAATAAATTGAGTGTTAATAAAAAATTAAATAATATGAAGATAAATGTTACGGAACAAACTACTACGTTTCCGTGCCCTGTTAACAAACTGAAAGGTCAGTTAGCAGATAATCTTGAAATGACTTGGTCGACAGAGTTTGGCGATGTTAAACTAGATAAAGATCTAGCTTTGTGGATATCTAACAACGCTAGTACATCTATGTTTAACAAAGACAGATGCTATGTTTACAATAAAGCTATGTCAAGATATATTGATAAGCAGAAAAACAAGATACCTTTTCCTGATGTAGATGGTTGTGAGTTTTCAATGTTCGACTTAATTAGATTTTGGGCCAAAGATAAAGGCATATATGATAAAGGCGATCCTAAAACTCAAACTCTAAAACTAATCGAAGAAGCTGGCGAAGTATGTAGAGCTGTATTAAAAAATGATATAGACGAAGTACAAGACGGTATCGGTGATATGGTTGTTGTTTTAACAAACCTAGCTGAGCTTTGTAATTTAGATATCGAAGACTGTATTGAGTCTGCATACGATGTTATATCTAAACGTAAAGGTAAAATGGTTAATGGAACTTTTGTAAAAAATAATTAATATGAGTAGTAGAGAAATAATAGAAGCACAAGGGTTTACAAAGCAAAATGACTTTAGAGATCCTGTTGTTAAACGTGTTGTACAAAAATTTAGAGACAGATCAGATGCTGGCTTTATAAAATACGGCACGACTCTTCATGAAGAGCGAACAACAAAAATGAAAGGCCTTTTAAAATATCTAATTGATATACAAGAAGAACTTATGGATGCGATATTGTATTTACAAACCGCACAAGAAGAAATTAAAGATCAATTAGATGAAACGAAAACGTAAAAAAAGAGGACCTGTTAGAGCTAAGAAGGTTGTACATGACGGTATAACCTTCGCCTCTGGCTTAGAAAAGTATATGTACATAGCTCTTAAAAAAGCTAAGATAAAAGCTAAATACGAAGGCGAAACATTTACTTTGATAGATGGCTTTGAGTTTGAAACTCCTAGCTACGAAAGACAATCTAATGGCAAAGGAGAGTTTAAAGATAGAGGAAATAAAAAGATATTACCAATAAGATACACACCAGATTTTGTTAATGATAAGTTTATAATAGAGTGTAAAGGTAGGGCGAACGAAAGTTTTCCAATGAGATGGAAATTGTTCAAGAGATTTATTAATAGATGCTACCCACATGTAACTTTATATAAGCCTCAAAACCAGAAGGAATGTGATCGGGTAATAGAGTTAATAACTAAAAATAATTTAAAATGAAAAATTGGGAATTTAGTATAGGATTTTATCCTGGTATACTGTTTGGTTTTAGAACGTATACAGAAAAAAAGAAAGACAATCACGTATTGTATCTACCAATGGTAGATTTATGTTTAACCTTACACAATAAATAATTAAAATGAAAGAAATAAATAGAGACATACTTTCTGATATAACTGTTCATATGAAGTATGCTAAGTACTTGCCTGATCTACAACGTAGAGAAACATGGGAAGAACTAGTAGACAGAAATATAAACATGCATATCAAAAAGTACCCGGATATAGAAATGGAAATACGAAAAGCTTACACGTATGTATATACTAAAAAAGTATTACCATCAATGAGAAGCTTACAGTTTGCAGGCAAGCCAATAGAGTTATCACCAAACAGATTATATAACTGTTCGTACCTACCTGTAGATGATGTTGAAGCTTTTAACGAGATAATGTTTCTATTACTTTCTGGATGTGGAGTCGGTTATTCGGTTCAACAGCACCACATAAATAAATTACCTACGATAAACAAACCTTTTGAAAAAAGGTCAAGACGTTTTGTAATAGGTGATTCAATTGAAGGTTGGTCTGATGCTGTTAAAGTATTAGTAAGATCTTATCTTGGAGGCAAACGAGTTTCAAAGATAATATTTGACTACACAGACATCAGGCCGAAAGGTGCTAGGCTAGTGACATCAGGCGGTAAGGCGCCTGGTCCACAGCCTTTGAAAGAGTGCTTGATAAAAATTGAAGGCATACTCGAAGCTAAAACCGACGGCGATACTTTAACATCGCTTGAAGTACACGATATCATATGCCATATAGCTGACGCTGTATTAGCCGGTGGTATTAGACGAGCTGCATTAATCAGTTTGTTTACTGCTAACGATGATGATATGATATCTTGTAAATCAGGCAACTGGTGGGAAACAAACCCACAAAGAGGTAGAGCTAATAACTCAGCTGTTTTAATGAGACATAAAGTAACTAAAGAGTTTTTTATGGACTTATGGAAACGTGTTGAATTATCTGGAGCTGGAGAGCCTGGTATATATCTCAACAACGACAAAGACTGGGGAACTAATCCTTGTTGTGAGATAGCACTCAGGCCTTTCCAATTCTGTAACCTTTGTGAAGTTAATGTATCAGACGTTAAAGATCAAGATGATTTTAATAACAGAGTTAAAGCTGCAGCGTTCATTGGGACGTTACAAGCTGGATATACCGACTTCCACTATCTTAGAGAAATATGGAAAGAGACAACAGAAAAAGACGCTCTTATCGGTGTGTCAATGACAGGAATAGGGAGTGCCGCTGTGCTCCAAATGGATATGAAGGCCGCTGCAAATATCGTGACAAAGGAAAACGCACGAGTAGCGAAGATGATAAACATTAAATCATCAGCTAGATGCACAACCGTAAAACCTGCAGGGACAACATCTCTGGTCCTCGGAACGTCTTCGGGTATTCACGCATGGCATAATGATTATTATGTCCGTAGGATGCGCGTAGGAAAGAACGAGGCTATATATACATATTTGTCTAACCAACATCCTGAACTTATTGAAGATGAATACTTCAGGCCTCACGATACAGCTGTGATATCTGTACCGCAAAAAGCTCCGGCTACATCAATACTTAGAACTGAGTCTGCGTTTGATACTCTTGAAAGAGTTAAGCGTGTATCACAAGAGTGGATTAAGCCTGGTCACAGACGCGGTAGCAATACACACAATGTATCAGCTACAATATCTTTGAAACAAGATGAGTGGCAAGAAGCTGGTGAGTGGATGTGGAATAATAGAGATTATTATAACGGTTTATCTGTATTACCATATGATGGTGGTACATATACACAAGCTCCGTTTGAAGATATTACGGAGGATAAATATACTGAAATGTCAAAAGTATTATCTGATGTTGATTTAACGAAAGTAATTGAAGCAGAAGATAACACAGACCTGTCAGGCGAGATTGCTTGCGCTGGCGGTGCCTGTGAAGTTGTTTAATTTAATAATATATAATATGAGTTTAGAACAATTAATAAGTACAATGAAATACGAAATGGAACAAGCTGAAACAGAAACCATGAAATTTAACATGGGAAATAAAGCAGCTGGTACTAGAGTTAGAAAACACATGCAGACTATAAAAAGTACTGCACAAGATGTTAGAAAAGAAGTACAAACAATTAAAAATTCTTAAATAATAAAGGGAGCTTAACGGCTCCCTTTTTTTCTTACTATTTTAAATATTACTAAACCAACTATAACGGCAGTTGTACACACAGGACAAGGACACATAACTAACAGTTCCACCTTCTTCTTGCGGCTAAACCTCTTTTGCTTTTCCACTTTTTAGATCTAGCACAAAAAGCTTTTCTGCGTTTAGCAGCTTTACTACCAGGCTTTAATTTAGATGGTTTAGTTGTAACAGCGGTTTGTAATTTACTACCTGGATTTTTACGCTTATATTCATCAACTCCTTTTTGAGTCATGCCACCCCCAGCTTTAGCACCAGTACCTGTTGATCTAGCTTTATTAAAGTTTTTACCAGGCCCTATAGTTCTACGAACATCTGGTTTTTTCTTTTGAAAAGGATTATTTATTTGTTTAAAAGCCATGTTATTTTTCTCCACATTTTTTAGAAGGATTATTAACTTGTCTCCAGTCTTCTTTTTGAAACCAGTCTCTTAATGTAGCACCTTTTTTACGAGCGCCTTTAACATTTGTTTTAGAAGATCTTTTGTAGTTACCTGCTTTACCAGACTTCTTCTTAGCACGAACAAGCTTGTCTCGTTCAGACTTGCTCATACTACGAATCTTTGCAGCAGGTAAACAAGTCTTAGTTGTGCCACCACCTTTTTGTTTTTTAAAAGGATTACGTATTTGTTTAAAAGCCATTACACTATATTCTTTATATGTTCATACATTGCGTTACCTAGCTTTTTACCCATACTACTATCTGACTCGTAATGAGCTTTAGCTATGTTTCTACTATCAGATATATTATTACCAGCTTTAATAAAATCTTTTGAAGCGTTAGGAAATTTATCTGCTAATACTTTTGCTATTAATACACCTTGTGTTGAGTGACCACTAGGATATGATGCTGTTTTCATAGAACTCATTTCATAGTCTTTAAAATTCATACCTAATCTTTTAGCTAACACCTTAGGTCTAGGTCTATTAAAATGTTTTTTTAATTTTATTATTATTGGCGCAGATTTTTTAATTAAATTAGCCACTAATTTTTTAGGATAATTTGTTATATTGTTTTTAGTAGCAATATTTGCGAAAGTTTTTTCTATGTTATCAAATTTTTTAACGCTAGAAATATTCATAGGTATAGTATTCAACTGCTTAACTTCTTTCATTGTGGTAAAAGAATCATTAGCAGGTGGCTTTATACTTTTAAATTTATCTATATTAAAATCTTTAAACATCTTTTCTTTGTGCTTTTAGTTTTTTCTTTGCAGCCTTAGCAAGTCTTGCTTGTTCCATCTTACCCATAACTCTAGCTCTTTGTTCTAATACAGTTAGTATCTGTACTTTTCTAGCATAAGGTTTGTTTATTCTCATAACCTTAGCGATTGTTTTTCTAGCGTCAGCTACTGTAGCAAACTTAATACTAACAGTGTCTTTAGGGTTTTCATCAGTATATAATCTTCTGCCACTACCTTTAGGTTTTTTACCTGTACCAACTATTGGATCTTTACGTTTTGATAAAGGAGATTTAGGTCTGTTTGTTTGCATATTAATAAACC